GCAGGTGTGGCGAAGAAGTTCATTGCAGCTAAGGTTCATCATGAAAACTCCTCAACGCTCAATAGTGGGTTCGCGGTTCAGAACTCGCGGTCTTTCATGGCTAATCAGGCGTTACTTGAAAGCAAGGTTGCAGAAGAAGATTTTTCGGCAGGTGAGTGGACTTTGGCTACGAGAAGGGCAAACCGATGGGACTAAGCATCTATACGGGCGGGACATTCGACTTGTTCCATTCAGGCCATACAGCGTTCCTACAACGGTGCGCGAGTCTGGGGTCTGTCACTGTAGCGTTGAACACGGATGAGTTCATTGAAGCGTATAAAGGAAAGCCTCCTGTTATCTCGTATGCCGAGAGAGAGGCTGTCCTCCTTGGATGTCGCTGGGTTGACACTGTTGTTCCTAATGTTGGGGGTTTGGATTCTCGCATTAGCATTGAACTGGTTGAACCTGATTTGATTGTGATTGGTTCTGATTGGGCTAGGCGCGACTATTACCAGCAGATGATGTTTGACCAAGATTGGTTAGATGATCGGGGTATCGGCTTGTGTTACATTCCGTACACGAAGGGTATTAGTTCAACGGACATTAAGAAGCGTATGCGTTGGGGTAAGGTAGAATGACCTTATGGCTATAACTAATGGGTATTCCACGCTTGCTGAGGTCAAAGCTGCGTTGAAGATTATTGACACTCTTGACGATTCTCTTTTGGAGATGGCTGTCGAGTCTGCCTCACGCCTTATTGACTCTTACACGAACCGTTATTTTTACAATGGTGGCACTGCTTCTAAAGTGTTTGTGGCTCAAGACGATTTTGTAACTGTTATTGAGGATGCTCAAAGCATTTCACAGGTTGCTACTAGGTTTAAGACCACTGATACGCCTACTGTTTGGGCGGCCACAGATTTCCAGTTAGAACCTTTGAACGGTCGTGCTGACGGCATTGTTAGCCCGTACACCTCCATTCGTGCTGTGAACAACTACTTGTTCCCTCACTATGCTGGTGAGGCTCTGGTGACCGTCACAGGCGTTTGGGGTTGGGCTTCTACACCTGTTGCTGTGAAGCAGGCTTGTATCATTCAGGCTTCACGCATTTTCAAGCGTTTGGACAGCCCGTTGGGTGTTGCAGGTTTCGGTGACATGGGTATGATGCGTGTTGGTTCACGCCTTGACCCTGATGTTCAACACCTCATTGACCCTTACCGTTCTATGAGGAACTTCGCCTAATGGCTTCGATTACTGACCTTCGAGCAGGTATTGCTACCAACCTGGCTCGTATCAGTGGGTTGCGTGTTGGCAATAGTGTTCCAGATTTGATTAACCCCCCTGTGGCTGTTGTTGAACCCGATTCAACACCTGTCACTTTTGACATTGCTATGAACCGTGGCCTTGACCAGTTCAGGTTCTCTGTCACAGTGATTGTGGGTCGTGTGGATGAGCGTTCGGCACAGAACAAGTTGGATGCTTACTGTGCTGGCTCTGGGGATCTATCGGTGAAACAGGCGATAGAATATGATAGGACTCTTGGTGGTGCTGCAAATGACTGTCGAGTGACTGAGATTAGTTCGTATGGCTCAATCTCTGCAAATGAAAACCAATACCTAGCTGCCGAGTTTTCGGTAGTAGTGTATGCAAGCTAGAAGGAAATAATTATGGCAAAGTATGTTGTCACAGGAAACAAAGTCAGCATTAATGGTGTTGACCTCTCATCTTCAATCGCTCGTGCTGAACTTGTAACTACTGTCGCTGATGTTGATGTCACTGACTTTGGTTCACAGGGTTACACTGAACTTATTGGTGGTCTAAAGTCGGGTACTATCTCGATTGACTTCCACCAAGACTATGCTGCAGCTTCGGTTGAAGCAACGATTTACCCACTTGTAGGCACTATTGCTACAGCAGTAATCATCGGTGGTAACGGAACTGCTGCTTCGTCAGCAACTCCTGCTTACACTGCTACTGTTCTTGTCAACAACTGGTCACCTGTGACTGGTGCTGTTGGCGACCTAAGCACCGTTTCAGTAACCTGGCCTACCTCTGGCCCGATTACCAAAGCAACCGCATAATCTAAGGACACAAATTGAAAATCAATCTACGCGTTGAATACACCAACTCCAAAGAGCCTAAAGAAATCGTTTGCGGTGCATCCGATCTTGTGGCTTTTGAGGACAAGTTCAACTTGAGTGTTACGAAGTTGGGCGAAGATACTAAACTGACTCACCTTTTGTTTCTCGCTTATCGTTCAGAGTTCCGCACTAAAAGCACTGCTCTGGGTTTTGATGAGTGGATTGACACGGTTGAAACAGTTGGGGCTAGTGACCTAGACCCAAAATCCGTGGCTTAGGCGAATCTTCCGCACATTGGTTTGTCGCTGGCCTAGCTTGCGAAACTGGTATTTCTCCGCGAGAGTTAATGTTGTTGGATGAGCGAATGTTGTGGACTATGCATCGTTGGATGGTAGCCCGTAACGCGCCTGCTAAGTAGTGAAGCCCCCTCTTCGGAGGGGGTTTTACTTTTGGAGGTAGAATAGTAGTAAAGATTGGTTGGGTTAATGGCACAGAACATTACAGTTAAGACTGGTGATCGTACTGAGATTATGGTCACTGATTGGCGTTTTCTGATTCGTGAAACTCGCAAGATTGAACCTCGTTTGATGCGAGAGTTCAAGAAAAATGCTTTAGTTATTGGTCGCCCTGTTGATAATGCTGTCAAGAAGGGTATTTCTAAGCGCGCTGTTATTCGTGGTATGAAACCTAAGGTTATTCCTGGTCGTACTTCGTGGGGTGGCAATGGTGTTGATGTTAGAAAAACTGATTTGAAAGTTAATACAAACATTTATAAAAAGGGTGTTGGTATTGTCAGTGTTTGGGTTCAGTCGCCTGCTGTGGCTATCGCTGATATGGCTGCTATGCGTGGCCCTAGCCGTTATACAAAAGAGTATGCGTACAGCAAATCTGCTACTGGTAAGCGCAAGCACTATGTGAATGGTCAAGGTTCTGGCATGGTTATTGGTTTGCGTAAATCTACTAAAACTAAGAAACGAGATGTTTCTCGCATTGTTTATCCTTCTGCTGAGAAGGCGTTACCAACTGTAAATGCCAAAATGCTTGTTCTTATTGCAGGTATGTCGCAACAAATCAATTCTGAAATAGTTAGGTCTGCTTAGTCATGGCAATTATTCTCCCGATTGTTTCCACATTTGCTTCGGCTGGTGTTAAAGCTGCTCAGAGTTCCCTTGCTGGTCTTGGTGGTGCGCTTGGCAAAATAGGTATGCAGGTTGCTGTTGCCACTTTTGCTTTTAAGGGTTTGAGTAGTGCTGTTGACTTTGTAGGAAATTCTATAACTCAGGCTCGTGACCTTGAGCGTAACTTGAACGCTATGAACACGGTGTTTGGTGATTTGTCTGGTCGTATGGTCGGATTCACTGAAAACGCTAACAAGATGGGTTTGAGCCAAGTTGAGGCCGCCCGTACAGCAACATTCTTGGGTTCGGTGCTGAAGCAGGCTGGTATGCCTATGGATCAGGTTGCCAGTAAGACTGAAGAGTTAACAATCCTTGCTCAGGACTTGGCAACCACTTATGGTTATGACACTTCTGAAGCGTTGACTGCTATGACGGCTTTGTTCCGTGGCGAGTATGACCCGATTGAGAAGTTTGGTGTTGCTCTTAAGCAGAACGAAGTTAATGCTTTGGTTGCAGCTAAGGGTTTGAGTAACCTTACTGGTCAAGAAATGTTGAACGCTCAACAGACTGTGCGTATGGAGGAGTTGTTCCGCCGTTCTGCGGATGCTGCTGGTGCGTTTGCGGCCCAGTCTGGCACTTTGTTTGTTGAGCAGAAGAAACTGACTGCTGCATTTACTGACTTACAAGCTGCTGCTGGTAAAGAGTTAACTCCTGCTATTACTGGTTTGATGATGGCGTTGAATCCTTTGGTTGAGGAAATCAGTCCTCAGTTGAATTCGTTGTTCGCTGAGTTTAATAAAATCATTACTCAAATGACACCAGGTGCTGAACCTTTGGTTGAAGTTTTTGGCAAACTTATTGGTGCATTGGCTAGGTTGCTAGATGTCCTTAGTCCTCTTATTGACTTCATTCTTGCTGTTGTCATTGTCGGTTTGGAACTGTTATCTGACTTATTGACTCATCTTGGTTCGGGCGTTGATGGCTTGATTATATTCTTCGATGATTTGTTTGAGGTTTTGAATGTAAATTGGGCTAAGACTTCAATTGGCAGTTTCTTAACAGACACCATAAGCATAATTGGTGACTTCATTGCTAACAGCCCTCTACTTCAAGCAGCTCTAAGCCCTATCATTGCCATTCTTGACCGTATTGGTGAATTGACTTCTAAGAAAACTGGTTTTGGTGGTTCTACTATCGAAAACTATCGCCTTAACCAGGTTGGCAAAGACGCAACACTTCCAATTCCAGCCAATATGGGTGGTGGCGGTGGGGTGGTGCAAAAGTTGCTGACACAATCGCTGAGTATTATGCGAAACTTGCTGATGAGATTTCTAAGCAGTCTGCAAAGATGCGCCTCACCAATTTGGGTGCTTCTGAAGCCCTAATTGAGTCCATTATTGGTTCTGGTGACCAGTGGATGAAGATGTTTACTAAGGTGAACAATTCTGGTAAGAAGGGTGTTGCTGAACTTCAGAAGTCGTTCAATAAGACTGCCGCTGGTATCAATGAGATTAGTGAAGCGCAGAAGGCTGCTGATGAAGTATTCCAGAAATCTCTCAAAGAGGCTCAAGAGCGTAACGCAAAACTAACAGATGCTTATGACGCACAAGTAGTCACTCTCAATAACTATAAAGAGGCGTTGAAGGGCATTGTTGCTTCTTTGAAGCCTTTGGCTGTTGCTGACCGTATTATTGGTGAGTTTGAGCAGTCGGCTATTGATTCGTTTGCAAACATTGCTGACAGCATTAAAGAGGGTTTGGCTTCTAAGACGCTTACCGATGAAGCTGCTAAAACTTTGTCTGACTATGCGAATAAAGAAAAAGATGTTTTTGCCAGAATGGGTGCTGAACGCGATGCGTTAGTTAACAGGCGTTCTTTGGCTAAGGCTTTGATTGATGATGTCAAGTCTGCTATTGGACAATTTGGCAACATAAACAACTTGATTAACCAGCAGAGCAGTAAGGTTACGACCACTGTTGAGAAGATGGTCAACGGGTTCAAGGTAACTACGGCTCGTACTGTTGACGAGGTTGTTGGCGCTGGGAACATGGTTTCTAGTTTCCAGAAGATTGTGGCTCGCACGAAGGCGTTTGCGGCCCAGTTGAAGGAACTACGGGCGCTTGGTCTTGACCAGAACTTGTATAAGCAGATTGTGGATGCTGGTGTTGACGCTGGCTCTGTGACTGCTGAGGAGATTATCAAGGGTGGCGCTGGCACTGTTGGTGAACTGAACAGCCTGTTTGGTGAGTTGAACACTGTAGGTGCTTCGATTGCTGAGGAAACCGCTCAGGTAATGTATGGTGCTGGTGTTGATGTTAGCAACGGTTTGATTGCTGGTTTGTTGTCGGAGGAACAGAAACTTGTTTCGGCAGCTGAGTTGTTGGCGGCTTCGTTTATTACAGCGTTCAATGGCATGATGGCTACTTTTAGTGTTCAGTTGCCTGCTTATGAGAAAGAGCCTGTGCAACAGGTTGCTGACATTGTTGCCGCTATTGATCCTGAGAAGATTTTGGCTGACAGGTTGACTAACTTGCGTAGTCGTTTGAGTAGTTTGGGTACGATTTCTGGTGAGGCTGAAACGGCGACTGCTAAGAGCCTTATGTCGTCAATTCGTTCTACTGCTGGTGAGTGGACTGCTATGAACCCTACAGCGGCTACAGGCGTGTCACAGGTCACTAATGTGAATGTGGTTGTGAAGGCTGCAGCTGGTGTTGATACTAAGAAGGCAGGTCAGGACATTTTGAAGGTTGTGAACAAGTATGCGACTTCTTCTGGCAACGCTTCGTTGGTTAGAGCCATCTGATGCCTACTGAACTTGTTGAAGTTGGTTTTGACCTTACGGGTACTGGTGGGCCGTTCCTAACCCTTGATGATCCGATTGCTGGTCAGTTAGATAACGCTGACTGGGTTTTGGGTGGAACATTGTTCTATGACATTAGTAATCGTGTTCGTACCATTGAGTTGACTCGTGGCAAGAGCCGTGACCTGGATACTTTCAGTTCTGGTGAAGCGGTTGTTCAGTTGAACAATTATGACCGTGCTTTCGACCCAACTTTTGAGGCTTCCCCGTTTTATGGCAACATTGTGCCTAAGCGTGAGGTGCGCATTTCTAGTAATGGCATTATCCAGTACAAGGGTGTTATTGATGACTGGAATTTGCAGTATGCGGTTTCTGGGGAGTCTACAGCTACTTTTGTTGCGTCTGATGGTTTCGTTTTCTTTAATAACCAAACTTTGGGTGCTGGTACGGCGGTTGTGCAAACTTCGGGTGAGCGTATTAATGCCATTTTGGATGACCCGTTTGTTCAGTGGCCTGTTTCTCAAAGAGCCATTGACACTGGCGTGACTGTTTTGGGCGCGGATGTTATTGCTGATAACACTAATGTGTTGACTTATTTGAAATTGGTTGAGCAGACTGAACTTGGTCGTTTCTTCATTGGTAAAGATGGCAAGGCAGTGTTCTTGGATAGAACTGTTGCCCCTAGTTCTAGTGTTGCTGTGAGTTTGACTGATGATGGTACTGGTATTCCGTATCGGGATATGCAGATTGTGTATGGTTCTGAGCAGTTGGCGAATGAGGTTGTTGTTTCGTCTGTGATTACTACTAGCACTACGACTGCTATTGATGAGGATTCTCAGGTCGCTTACGGTATTTTCAACCTTACTTTGAATGATTTGTTGATGAACACTGATCAGCAGCTTGAGGATTTGGCTGTGTTTTTGGCGTTTAAGTATTCTCAGCCTGAGTATCGTTTTGATTCTATGCAGGTTGAGTTGGCTGATTTGTCGCCTGCTAATCAGGATAAGATTTTGAATCTTGAGTTGGGTGATGTTGTGAAGGTTGTGTTTACGCCTTCTAAGTTGCCTCCTGCGATTGTGAAGTATGCGGAGATTATTGCTATCAGTCATGAGGTTGATGTTGAAACTCACTTGGTTACTTTGGGGTTGGCTACTTTGGACACTGGGTTCTTGGTGCTTGATGACATTGTGTTTGGTAGACTGGATGAGGGCAATGCCCTTGGATTTTAGGAGATAAGTAATGGCTGGTTTGGGTCGTAAGGTTTTCACTGCTGGTGAGGTTTTGACTGCCGCTAATGTTCAGGGTTATTTGCAGGACCAGGTTGTGCAGGTTCATGCTTCGGCTGCTGCGCGTTCGTCTGCGTTGGGTTCAGCGGTTTCTACTGGTATGGTGTCGTATCGTGCTGATGGTACGGTTGTTGAGTTTTATAACGGCAGTGCGTGGCAGAGTCCTATTCCGTCTACTTTGACTTCTGTGACTTTGGCTAATCCTAGTTTTACTGGGTCTGCTCAAGAGTTGGTGACTGTTGTTGGTACTGGTTTTGCTGGGTACACCTATAACGCAGCTACTCAAGCGGTTGTGTTGATTACTGCTAACGCGACAGCGAATGGTACTTTGAACATTCGTGGCGATGGTACAACAACCCTGAACACTTTTATGGCCGTGGGTGAGGCTATCACGGTTGTGTTGGCTTCTACTAATGGTGCGACAGCGTATTACCCGACTGCGTATCAGATTGATGGTTCGGCTGTTACCCCTAAGTGGGTTGGTACTGCACCGACTGGTGGTAATGCGTCTGCGATTGATGTTTATACTTTGACGATTATTAAGACTGCTTCTGCTACTTATACTGTGTTGGCTTCTCAAACAAAGTTTGCTTAATCATGAGTCCGTTATTGGAAACTTTTGGGTTTGGTTCGGTGCGTGGGTATCGGGCTGGCAATGGTGCGCCACCTGCGTATGAGTTGATTCAAACACAAGTCCTCACAAGCTCTCAAAGTGCAGTCAACTTTTCTTCTATTCCGCAAACTTATAAGCATTTGCAACTTCGCACATCTGTAAAATCTGACCGTGGCGGAGGTTTTGACATTCTTGTGATGAGAATTAATGGTGCAACATCTGGTTATTCTCAACACGCTTTGTATGGTGATTCTGGCTCAAGCGCCGTGGTTTCATCTGCCACTGCAAGCGCCGCAAACATTCAAGTTGGTTGGGTTTATGGTTCAGCAACGACAAATGCCTTCGGGCCTTCAGTTATTGACATTTTAGATTATGCTTCGACAACGAAAAATAAAACTGTAAAAAGTTTGAATGGTATGACAACTGGAACTCCTAGAGTGTTCCTTTACAGTGGTGCTTATTTCTCTACAACAACCGTGAGCAGTTTAAGTTTTGTTTCAAACTATGCTGCTAACTGGATTGCTGGTTCACGCTTTTCACTTTATGGAATTAAGGGGTAATCGTGCCTGTTGGTGTTTCTGCTTATGTACCGTTAGCCACAAAGACGCTAACTGCAACTGCAACATCTGTGACCTTTTCGAGTATTAGCCAGGTTTACAAAGACTTGGTTATTGTAATACAGGCTGGTGCTACCGTAGGCGCAACTATCACTTGTGCGCTTAATGCGGATTCTGGTGCAAATTATAATCGTATTTTTATGAGTGGCGGTTGGGGAGGAGTGGTTTGTGCGGCTCAAACTAGCGTGTCACCTTACTTCAACTTGACAGCTAACACTTTTACTAATTTGAATCTAACTACAAGCCTTGTAGTTAGTGTTTTTGATTACTCATTGACAGATAAACATAAAAGCGTTTTGTGCAGAAGCGACATCCCAGATGGCACTAATAATGGAACTGTTGCCAGTGCCTTGCGCTGGGGTTCTACGGCCGCTGTTACATCTTTTACGCTAACGGCTGGCGGAAATACTTTTGTCATTGGTTCGACCTTTACCCTTTACGGAGTTGCAGCATGACGATGACACTTGTACAGAGCATCACTGTTGGCGTTGGTGGTGCTGCCAGCATTGAGTTCACTGGTATCCCACAAACAGGGCAAGACTTGCTGGTCGTGTTATCTTTTAGGGCATCCGCAGTCGGCCTGACATATAGCAATATTCCTTTGCAATTTAATGGTGATACTACCGTTGGCAGGTATTCATTTAGAGTTTTGCAGGGAAGTGGCAGCAGTGTCACAAGTTCAGTTAATGCAAGCGATGACAACATAAATCAAAGGGCTGCTATAACAGGTGGAAATGCGACAGCTAACACATTTTCTAATGGCCATATTTACATTCCCAATTATGCAACTGCTACTGCAAAATCCGTAAGTTCTGATTTGGTTACAGAAAATAACAGCACAGAATCTTGGCAGACTTTTATAGCAGGTAGATACACTCAGGCTTCCGCTATTACTTCCTTAAAACTTACTAATCCATTTGACCAATACAGCACAGCCTCTCTCTACACAATCTCAACTACTGGCGCAACTGGCGCAACAGTCGCATAAGAAAAGGAAAACAAATGACACCAGAAATCCTAACCAAAATCACCGTTGACTGTTCAACAGGTATCGAAACCATTGAACCGTTGACTGCTGAGGAACTTGCCCAGCGTGAAACTGACCGTCTAGCCTTTGAGGCCGCTGAGGTTGTCCGTGTGCAGGCTGAAGCGGATGCTCAGGCTCTCAAAGATTCTGCTAATGCCAAACTTGCAGCTCTTGGTTTGACCGCAGACGAAATCGCAGCAATCACACGCTAACCCTGAAAGAACCCAATGGCTGACGAAGAACAACCAGTAGCAAAAGTGACAATGAACCAACTGTATTTGATGCAGTTGGAGAATAACCGTTTGCTCACTGAGGCTGTCACAAAACTTGACGGGTACAAAGAACTACCTGGCAAGGTGTTGGAGGTTCAGTTGGCTATTGCTCGTCTGGCGTGGATTGAGAAGGTCGCTTACGCAGGTTTGCTATCAGGTGTTGCGGCCATTATTGCAATGCTAATGCAGGTGACCCCGTGAGTAACT